ATCTTCAAGTGATTTCATTTTTCTTCTTTCGTCCCAAGTATAATATGTATTACAAGCATAATATAATGTCGTTATAAACCATATTCTATATTCTTTTGGATAATAACAATATGTGCCCCCAAGTATGATAAATCTAATTTTATCTGCTTCATGTCCCATTAATTCCAATGTATGTATTCTATCATATGTTTGAATTAATGGATGAAATTTATCTTTTGCAGCTCTCATACATCCTGGTTCTGTGCTTAAATACGATCTAGGTTGAATTCTAACTTTCTTATATATAATTTTACCTGTTTTTGGATTTATAATTTCTTTTTCTTCTTTTTCATCTGGACAATAAAAACAATCTTCTGGACAATCAAATTTTGATGGACTAGTAAATACTGTAATTGGTAATTCTCCAGAACCACTACGTCCAAACTTCCTTTTCATAAAATTTTCTAATTGATTATTTTTGTTTATCAATTTAGATTTTTTCATTTTCTTATAAACTATATTTAAATCTATCTTCGAAGGAACTCGATTCAATAATCCTTTTATATTTGAAAATTCAACTCTTAATTGTTTATTATAGTGTTCTCTATCTTTAAGATTTATTTTAGATATACTTAAAATAATATTTTTTATTGCATCTAATTGATTCGCTGTATATTTATTATTTATTCTCTCCTTAAAAATATCTTCTATATCTTTTGAATTCATACTTATACGCATATCAGCAAAAATATCTTCTGAATTCATTTACTTAATTATAAAAATTGATTTTCTTAAATCAATTTTTTTTTTACTTATACATAATATTTTCTAATTTAATTATAAATGAATTATAAATTTAAAATTATAATAGTTATCTTGCTAATTTTTTTGCTTAGCATTTTTTTATATAAATCTAAAACCAAAGAATATTATGGCGCAATTGGCGACTTTACTGACAATTTAAAAAATACTATTGATGAAACCGGTAAAAATATTAGTAATTCTAAAGATAATATAGAAGAATCTATAAATATTCTTCGTGATTCTTTGTATAATGTTCGCGATTCTGTTTTAAATGTTATTAATGTATCAAAAAATAAAACAAAAAAAAATATAAATAATAGCTATAAAAGAGTTAAACGTAATTTTAAATGTAATTTTAAGTGTATTAAACAAATACCTAAAAAAATTTAAAATTTTTTTTTTATTTATACAATCTGCATTTAAATTTTTATATTGGATTTAGTTTATGTCTATAAATATTTTGAAATATAAGTTAATCTTTTATAAGCAACTTTAAAATGATTTTTATTAAAAGATCTTTTACTATTAATTATAATCTCATGTATTTTTCTTGTATTTTTAATTTTATTATTTTTTACTTTAAAATAAACGTTCATAAATAATAATAGTATTCCTCCTCCTATTGTTGATATAAAAAAACCATCTAACATTTTTATTATCGATATAATAATTTTATAAATAAAACTATTTTATATTTTTAAAAAATATAAAAAGCATTTTCTATATAAATATCTTAAACATTTATTTAATTTTTTCATAATTAATTTTTAACTTTAAACTTTTTAATTTCGATTTATATTTATTTTTTAATAGATATTTTGCTATTATTTTAGCTAATTCATCTATATTATGATTATATTTAAATAATTTATTATCAATAGAACAAGTATTTAAAATTAATCTAAGCTTATTCCAACCTTTCCTTTCACCTATATTTTTCAAAAATTTTTCTATGTCTTTTATTTTTATTATATTTTTTTTGCTGATCTTACTTGTCATTAATATTGAGTGCATGTCTTTTATAGATTTTTCTTTTAAACTATTTTCTTCATTTGAAACATAAGGACTCTCATTTCTTCCATAACTTCCTAAATTATTATCTAATCCTGTTATATTTAAATGTATAGAAGTATTACCACGAGAACATCTTGGTTTATTCCCAATATAATCCAAAAATTTTTTATAATTATTTTTACCATTATTTTCATAGTATTCTTTTATTTTATGCATATTTATATACCATAAAATATCTGATAATTGGTCTTCTTCTTTGTATGGGTCACAATTGAATATATATATTAATCTTGATTTATCTGAAAAATTTTCTTTTGTCTCTTCTGAAATGTAATTTAATAATTCTTTTAAATTTGTTAATTTACCTTCTTCATTTCCTTTTTCTTTATTCCAAGCAATTTTCTGCATTTTACTAATATATTCTCCTCCTGGAATAAATTTACTTTTTGTTAATTTTAATGGTTCTAAATTATTCTTCTCTTCTTGATATTTTTTATAGTATTTATTTTTATGTATCTCATATATATCAAAAGTTGTATCTTTTTGTGTATTAATTGCTTGATTACCTTTCATTCTTCCCCAATCCCATATTAAATATTGATTATACATATTTTCTCCAGGATAATATAAATGTATCGAGCTTTTTATACTATCTTTTAAACCATTTTTAGTTGATTTATATATCCAACTTGGAGAACTTAAATCTTTCTTTATATTATTTTCGTGTTCATTATTACTATACGCCGAAAATCCTGGTTTAAAAAAATGAATAATAAATAAATTTTCAGGTATTTCTAAAATACAATTTTCTTCTAAACTATTATCATTATCATTTTTACTCCAATTATCTCCATGTAATGATATATATATATTTGGTATTTCTGTTAAAAGTATTTTTTCCAATTTAACATGATTTTTATCACTATCAATATTCATTCTACTGAACTTTAATTTTAAAGTAAAAAATATAAATTTAATCAAATTTTATTAAATTAAATAATTATTTACCTGCAAACCTATAGAATCGTAAAATAATCTTTTTTCTAATTCTTCTAAATATGATTTAGAAGAATTAGTTATAAATGGATTTTTTTTCCATTTATATCTACAATTTGGACAAGAATTACATATAGATAGCCAATTATTTATACAAATTTTATGATATATATATGGACATTTACATGATAAACTTATAAAAATATCTTTTTTTAAAATTTTTTCATTACAAATTGTACATTTCATTTTTTTTTATAATTTATTTATCTATATATATTATATCGATAATATATAATGAAAAGATCAATCAAATAAAATAATCATTTTCTTACAAACAAAAATGTAAAATATGTATCTGCTAATGAACCAATTAATGCAAATAAAAATAGTAATTTTTCATTATTTTTTTTGTTTTTTTTTTTATAAAAATAAAATGTCAGATAATAAAAAAATGGTATTGCAAGAATATCTGCATAATTACTGATATTATTCATAATATATATTATTATATTATTATCTAATAATAATTTTTTATTATTACTCTACTTCTTAATTTTCATTCAAATTTTTTGAATACATTTATTTATTTATTTATTTAATTAATATAATTTTCATGCCCTGAAGCATGGACTACTCTAACTTTACTTCTTGATTTCCAATCAAAGCCTGTAGCTTTTTCAGACATTATATAAATATCTCCATGATTTATATTAATATCAATCGGGTCATAAGTATGTTCTGAAGAAAATGGTAATCTCCATTGAAATCTTAAAATAGCACTTTTTCCTAAAGATAGACATATTACTATCTTTCTTTCGGCATCTCCATGGAACCCAATACCTGATTTACTATGATTATAAAAATTACCTTCAGCATTTAGCTCTTCAGCTTTTTTTCCAAAAAATGATGGTAATAAATTTTTAAATTTAAATAAATAGTATAAATCATTAAAAGATTTTACACTAGGTTGTTTGTAATCTTCTGAATGTTCTATTTTTAAATTACCAAATACTATATTTTTTCTAGCTTTTTTATTTAAGATTTTTTGACGTCGACTATCAAAATATTTATCATCATAATCTATAGATAATTGTTCTTCATATAATTTGTTAGCAAAATCATTTGATATTGGAATTGTATTTTCAGAGTTATTACTATATCTTATTAGTAATACCCCTGCTTCATTACCTTTTCTAAGATTTTCTGGTAATTTATTATCTAATGATATATATTCAGCATTATCTCCAAAAAAATTTTTAAGATTTTTTAGTTCATTTACACTATATCCTTCATCTCTTCTTTTAGCACCAAGTTCAGTTCCACCTACATGAAATATTGCTACTTCTCCAAATGTTATTGCATATCTATACTGAAATAATATATTATTTATTTTTAAAAATTTATCCATTAAATTATCTTTTGTAAAATATAAAATTAAATAATAAAATCAAATTTTTAAATAATAAAATTTGATTTTATTATTTAAAAATTTTAATATATTAATATTTATGATCTTAAATATTGAAGGTTCAAACGTTAATAGAGAATTATTTGATACTGAATTTTCTAAGTGGAAAAATGAATTAAATATTCCAATAAATGAAATTGATAATAATAATATAATAATATCCAATAATGAAGGTGTTTATGTTGGTAATATCTCTTCAGATGGAAAGAGATCTGGTCTAGGTTTAACTATAAAACCTAATAATGACATTCATTTTGGATTATGGAATAACGATTTACGAGAAGGTAAAGGAATATATTATAGTAATAATGGAACAAGATTTATAGGAAATTATAAAAATAATATTATGGCAGATGGTTTAGGTGAATTATTGATAGATGATACTTGTAATTATGAGGGAGATTTTATAAATGGACAATTCAATGGTTATGGAGAAATGTATTATTTAGATTATGGTTTATATAATGGTTCTTGGAAAGATGGAGAAAAGGATAATTTAGGTATAATGTATTATAAAAATGGAGATATTTATGAAGGAACATGGTATAAAAATAAACCAAATGGCTATGGTAAAATAATCTATTGGAGTGGTGAAATATATGAAGGTCAATTCATAAACGGTGAATGTCATGGTGAAGGTGCTATTTACTATTCGAATGGTTCTATATTTAATGGATATTGGATTAATGGTATTCCTGTTAATAATAATTTTATGCCAAATTAACTATTCTAGGTCTCAATACTGTTCTTCCGGTATTAACATCTTTATTTACAGTAACACCTTTAATTACATCTTGCGCCGCGGCCAACGGGTTTTTATTATTAGCATTAAATATTTTAGTAGCTCTTATAAGGGCTTTTTCTTGATACGTATCAGGTGTAAAAAAAAATAAACTCATATTAAATGGTGCTCTAAACGATTCACTAACTGGTCCTAAACCATCTACTATATATTCTTTTCTGCGCTTAAGAGTAAAATTAGTCACTACAGTTTTTAACACTTTTTCAAAACCATCTGCTTGCGAAAAATAAAAACTGTTTGTTATTTCGGGGTCAAATTTTTGGTTTCCATGATCAGCACCTCTTGTATCAGCCGGTTTAGAGTATTCACATGTTGGATTTGAAAAAGGACTCCCTTTGAAATCTAAAGTTCGGTTTTCTTTCGGAACCTCCATCCCTTTACTTGAACTAATATATATTCTTATTCCCATAAAATATATTGGTATATTTTTTTGTAAATTAAATTTACAAAGCGCTATCATTGAAGCTAAATTATCTTTATCTGTTCCATCTTGAAAAACTGCTTTTATATTTAAGGAGTCAAATTTTTTTAGTAAATCGTTTTGAATGATCTCTTCTTTCCTTTCTTTATCTGTATTGTTTTTCATTTTCATTTTTGTTAAATTTAATATGTCTGTATTTGTTTTTTTATAATATATTGGTGTTGTTTCACATGCTAACGTAGTGAGAGCTTTTGTGAGATCTGGGTCTTTGAGATTATTTATTTTGGACTTTTTACTTTCGCATTGTATTGAATTATTTCTAACTTCTTCACTATCAGTAGCAATTGGGGATACACTATAAAATTCTGCATTACTTTCCTTTAAAAAATTTCTTAAATCTTTGAACGATTCTCCTCCACTAAATAAATTAAATGCTTCTGGAAACATCCCTTCTTTTTTATGCATACCTGTTCCATCATTATCACCAGAAACATTTCCTCGTGATACATCACCCTGTATATGTATTATTATATTTATATTTTCTTCATTACAAAATTCTTTAATATCTTTTACTAATTGTTTAGACATAGGACTTAGAATAAATATGTGGCAAGAATCTTTATCATAAATTTCATCAATTATTTTATCATTTACAGAATCATAATATCTTCTTTTAATTGTGTTTTCATCTGTTGGTGTTATCAGTGAATTAAAGATAGTGCTATCATGAGTATTTGGAGTAATTACATTATCGTTTAGTTTTTGTTGATAATATCTAATCTCATCTAGACCATATTCACTGAAGTTTTCTGGTTTTAAATGTGCTAAATGAACTACAAATGCGTCATAAAAAGGTTCATCATTTTTTACTTGATCATATTTGTAAAAATAATGATGAGGACTATCTGGTATTTTATTATCTTTGCTACTATATTGTTTACTAACTATTATTTTATTATAATTTCGCAATTCTCTTGAACCTGTTATTGTTCCATTATAGTGTAGCACTTTAATGGTATTTTTATTTTTAGATGCAGATCCTCCAATATAATTATTAAAAGTTTTTAAATAATTCTTAATAATATTTCTACCTAATCTTCCATGAACATTTACTTTTTTTCCTGTATAAGGATTTATTATTTTTGTATACATATTATTATATGTATACAAAAATAATAATTTAAAATTTATTAATTAATTGGAAATTTGTGAAAAAATTACAAACACTAAATATCTCACAAAATTCATTTACATCACCAATTTCAGAGATTTGTTTCAGTATAAATGTTGATCAGTGTAATACGTAAAATATTTTTATATTATTATCTATTATATAATTTAAGAAATAAAAAAATTTACAAAAATGAAGCCTTCGTTATCAAAAAACGATAAAAACATGTTTAATAAATATTTAGATAATTTTAGTGTATATTTTGAATATGGTTCAGGTGATAGCACCTATGATGCTTTAATAAAAGATAATATAAAAAAGGTATATTCAGTAGAAAGTGATTATGAGTGGCTAACTAAATTAAAGAATGTTATAGAAGAAAGAAAGGATATAAAAAAAAAAAACAAATTTATATCTTTTTATAATGAAATGGATACACAACCTAATACTTTAGGGTATCCAGGTAAAAATGCTACATATACACAAAAAATAAAATATAGTAATTATATTCTAGATTTAGATGAATCAGAACAAAAAAATATAGATCTAATATTAATAGATGGTCGTTTTAGAGTAGCTTGCTGTCTAAAATGTTTTGATATAATTAAAAATGATTGTATTATAGCATTTGATGATTTTTTAAATAGATCAGAATATAATATCATATTAGATTTTTTTAACATAATTGATAGCACTACTGATAAAAGAATGGTTATTTTAAAAAAAAATATAAATGTGAATGTTCCTAAACAACTAATTCAAAAATATGAATTAATTAAAATTTAAACATCACGTGTATATAGATAATGATCTATATTTAACAAACCAGCAGCAACTACATATCCGTGTCCAAAAGGATATTTAGTATCTTTAATTTTTTCTTTAAGTAGTTCCAGATTAACTTCTCTAATTTCTGGTATGTTATAATTTGAATCATCTTGTCTAGGTTTATAAGGTCCATCTTGGTCTATAACAATTATATTTAATCCTTTATTAACATTAGATTTTAAATCAATAAATTGTTTATTATCTTTAATAAGATTCCAATATTCGGGCACATATGCTAATATTCTACTTTCAATATAATCTAATCTTCTACCTCTATCTATATCATCCCATTGAGTATATAATACAGGATTTTTTTTGAAATCAGTTTTAGGGTATTTTCTTTTACCTTTTTTTTGATCTTTCCACCATTTTACTCTGCTTTCTCTTGGTATTCCTTTTAATACTTTACCAGATTGATACCAGTTTTCAAAGCAATAAAATCCATCTTTATAATTATTATTGTTTGAAATATACATAGGGCTAAATGTATCTCTATATTTTAAGGATTGAGATGTGACATTTAATAATAGAACATTTTTCTCTCCGCCTAATTGTTCAACTATTTCGCGACGATCTGGCCAGGTAACTCCTCTTT